AGTAGAACAATTGGCTAGTTTATCAGCTTGTCACGCTGAAGGTTGAGGGTTCAAATCCCTCCTGTTCCGTTTAATATAACAACAAGGAAAAACATGAGTGCATTCAGATTAGATTACATCGGAAAATTCAAACCCGGCACCGTAGAGAAAATGACGGCTCTGCGAAGTAAGTTTATAGAGCTAGAGGGGGAAATTTCAGAACTTTTTCCATTGATTACAGGGGATGAAGATGCAAATAATTGTTTTCGTGTATTTTCTGAAACGTTATCACATCTAGAAAAGTCACAAATGTACGCTATTAAGATGCTATGCCTACTTAACGAGGAAAATGAATCCACTTAATAATCACACATTGAAATTTGAGGACCGTAGAGGGTTAATTAAAAGCCCTGCCATTAACTGCTTTATCTCTTATTGTTACAAACCTCTACCACCTGTATTGAAAAAGATAATGAATGTAGAACGTAAGATTTTCGATAATCTAAAGAATGAAGCTAGACCAAAGATGTAGGATTTTATGGGTTATTATTGTTGGTGTGGTGAAAAATGCAGTGACGACAAATGTAAATGTAAATGGGATGGTTGGAATAATGTAGAAGAAAATCTCCCATCAAAAGAGGGTGAATACTTAGTAAGGGTGGCCGCCTCTGGTGATAGATATGAAACTAAAATGAAATTCTCTTTTGAACCACGAATTGAAAGAGGATATGATTATGAAACTATTTATAAGTTACACTGGTCGGAAGAAGGTACTTACGATGATATGGTAATAGCTTGGAAAGATGTGTAATGTAGGATTTTCTTACATCTCTATGTATACCGTGGTGTATATTACTTAGGTAGTACCAACTCTAAGGGCTTCTCGGTGTCTACATCAATCGGTATCTTGAAATTCGCACAAGCTTCGTGATATAGATGCCCGCTCATGAATGCCTTTACCATCTGATACATCCATTCTTCTTCTGGCGGTACATTCTCTGGGTGATGATACATCTCTTGACATGTGTTGTGGTCTGGGACTGTCCAAATGTATTCTACGTCACCCCTCTTATTGAATCGCCATACTGTTTGGTCATATGCAGGGGTAGGTAGTGTTTGTCGTGCTATGAAGTAACGACGTACAACGTTCTCCATTAACCTCTCTTTCTTAACTATAACAGTAATGAAAAAATCACCTTCAAAGTTCGGCTTACCGATATGCTTCTTGATACACTCCTCTAGCTGCGGAAAATAATCTTTATCAATTTCCTGTTGCGTATCAATTATGCTCTGCTTAGTATCGGGATTGAGTAAGCGTTTATATGCTTCCTCTCCGACGGTTGTTTTTTTCTCATTTACGACTGTCATGGTTCTCCAAGGTTTGTGTCATCATAATAATAGAAGGGGCGCGAAAGCGCCCCATACTAATTAGCTCCGGTCTATCCAATTAAGACGTATATCTTCCCCGTATGCATTCGAAGCGTATGCCTGCCTGCCTACTGGGTCGTTCTTAACTTCTTCTTTGGCACCTTTAGGCTCCTCTACCTCTGAAAGCTCATCATCCCCGAAAGGACTGTTTCTCTGTGAAGGATATGAAGCTGCGCGATGATAAGGGTTGTCGTCTCTATACATGATAATCCTCTAGCTAGGGTTTGCAGGGCTTCGCTTTTGCTTAGCAACAATCCTGTGATTCTCTTTAGAATAGTCGTCAATTCCTTCGATTGAATCTCTGTAACCACCCGGGCAGCCTTCCGCACCTTTAGGGTAAGCAACGTGCTTAACTTCCTGAGGCATGTTAGCAAAATCATTCTTTTGGCTAGAAATCATTCCGCTTTTCTTTTCCATCTTATCGTAATACTTCATCTTTAAATTCCTTTGTGAAAACTGCCTATTTCTAGACAAGGTTAATTTCCTCTAATCACACCGGCAACGACTCTGCTACTGAGGGTGCTTGTTCCGGGGTGTCGCCTGCCAATTGACCGGCTTCTTTTACTATAGATTGTTCTTCATTAGTTTTCATCGCCTTTTCTTTCAGGATTTCAACTAGATTAACTAGACGTTCTAGATGTTCTATATCCATACCTTCAAGCTCTTTCATCGCCTTGACCATATGTAAATTTCCTAACTGCTGGTCTTTCTTAGCTTCCGCCACCCGTTCGATTGCTAAAGCTCTGTTTTCTTGCACGCGACTTATACGCTCGATTCCTAGACCTTGGTCGGCTAGGGCTTTCGCATCGTATCCCTCTGCCTGCTTCTGCAATAGCATCATTTGAACTTGCTGTTGCATCATCTCCATTTGCTGTTTTTGTTCTTCGGCTGCTTGGATATTCTTAACGAGCTTATCTTTATCCTGAAGTGTAGAAGCTTCTACGAGGTCCGCACCGCTCACAGGTACGCCTGTCTCTCTTAGCTGTAGTAGCTGCGCAAAATGTAGCTGTCTTTGCGTAGTAGTGTTTAGCCCTTCCTCAATCTCTACGTCATATGTACCGAAAGCTTTATCGTAGAATTGCGGGGTAGGGTCTTCGTTTGTGATACGCTTAATCTTACCTGGGGAGAAATGCTTTTGCACTAGCTCCAACCAAATGCTACCGAGCTGCTTAACAGAGCTATCGAGTTGGTCAAATAAGATTTGAAGCGTTGTTAGTCCTGCTCCCTGCCTTAGCTGCGCTAGTACTCCGGCTTTGTCATCATCTGCTGAACCTAATAGCTCCTCATTGACTCCGCTAATCTGACTTATCTCCTCACCTAACATCTGACTGAGCTGAATCATAGATTGAGGGATGTCCGGCGCCTGAATCTTCTCAACATCTGACATGTCTGCGGTTTTCTTAATTGCTATGCCCTTACCCTGACCCTGCAAGTAGATATCTTTAGGGTTAACTAATGAATCTACCTTGTATTTGAATCCTGAACCTATTTGACTTTCAAGAATGTCAAGCTCAATAATTTTACGACGATTATATAAAAATTGAGAATCACGAAGATTTCGCACCACCCCTTGGATACGCCAAGGAAAGTAAGGTATTTCAGGCTCGTAGTAGCCAAGAAAAGGTATAAAAGGGTATCTGTCAATATCCAGAGGATTAGGGCCGTCATACATTACCTTCCCTTCAACTACTACCGCTAGTCGAGTAGTCGGTACGATTGTTGTTTGCTTCCTGATTTGGGGGAATTTCTTTAAGAACTGCTTTAACTTTTCGCCATCTTCCCCGTCATCGCTTCCCCACTCTCTAGTTTCACCTGATTCAAGGTCAACGAGTATGGTTTGTTCTCTAACGTCCTTGTACCAGTATTCATCGTAGCTAAGGAGGTTGAACATCGCATAGTTGTATGACTCCGCCATGAACTGAAACTTACCATCGCGATTACCTCGGCTACTCATATGGTCAATTTCGTCATCTCTACCGGGTAGCATTGATTTAAGAACTGCTTTACTTAACCACTGTCTGCGCCAAATGAAATTGCAATCGGATAAATCGGCCTTCTTAAAATATGGGTCAATCAGGAATCCGTTGTATGCTACGTGGTCACATCCAATATCACCGCTGACTGGGTCTTTTGAATAGTCCATATAGAGATTTATCAAGCTTAGGCCTGTAGTTACTGAACCGGCTTCAAATGCTCTGCTAATACAATCCTGAGTGTTAGCCTTGTTCATCGACCAAAACATAACCTTGGTGTATAGGCTAGCTGTCTGTTCGTCTGAGTTCTCAACTGGTATAGCAATGATAGACTTGCGGTGTTTGCGCTGATGACCCGTAATCATATTGACAACGCGCCGGATTCTATTGAAATAGTATTGCTTCTTCCTGAACGCGGGTAGGTTTCCGTAGACGTCGTTCCATAGCGTCTGATCACCGGCTTTAAACCGTGTGTCGATGTCAGCCTCCGACCAGAAACTTTGATTTAGCGTGATAGCCTCGCTGTACGTTGTATCCATTCGCTGTAAAATATGCCTACATTCTTCACCACCGTCCGCGTAGTAAGAATCGTTCACATTATTTCTTGTTAACGTCATGCCTCATACCTTGTTTTAATTATTCGCCCGGTGAAAACCATTTGTACCAACTTATTTTATCGGGAATAAAGGGAACTTCTACAAATAAGGCTTTCTCTGGTTCTGGTTCTGGGTACTCGTTAAAATCCGTCCAAGCTACCATTTTATCAAAGAAACAGTCTAATCCCCATCCCTTGTGCTTGTCGAACCTTCCACAGCAGTGATGAAGTTCACCTGATTCCATAAATGCAACTAATACCTCTATCTCATCACCGGGTAATTCATCCTCTACAGTTTTCCATGTCATACCGATACTTCTCTGAACTTCTTCCACGCTACAACCTCATCAATTTTTTTAATTCTTAAACCCTCGTAGGTTCTACCGCTTGTCCTCCAACCATTAACTGATTTACCATTCTTTCCGACAAGGACACACAGGTCATACTCTGTTGGTAGCCTATCCTCTACCTTAAAAAACTCATCTCTACTTGGTCTGACTTTCCTCAAATTTTCCACCTATATATAACACAAATTTATAGTAATTAAAAATAACATCCTGCGATAGTTTCTTGTGGCTGCTGAAATACACGCGGTAGCTCGTTGCCGTATCCCATTGCTTCGTTATAAATACGGTCTAGGTCCTGCGGTTTTGTGTTAGAGCCTAGAGACTGCCCAAAGTGTGTATATAGGGCATAACGCTGTGCATCCATCGAGTGGTCATTCTCTTTAGTGGGCTTATCTACCCCTTTCAACGACGCTTTCGTATCCCAAACATAGGTGCCGAACTCTCGTATAGTATTCTTACATCCTGCACAAATCTTGTATGTGCCGTTCGCTAATAGCTGTGACTGGAAGCGAATGCCGTTTATTACATCGTTATCAGCATCTAGGACATCATCTATTCCCTGCCTTGACAGCTCTGCGCGAAATGAAGCCGCTGAAGGGTCAAGGTAGATAGCTTGTACATTGTACCCTTGTATAAACTCTTTCAAGTCCTCTGCGTATTCTGTATCTGTCTTTTGTCGATTAGTTACCCTTGAGCTGTAGTAATATTCTTTCTCTAGCCAAATGTTAGGGTAGCTGTTCGGGTTGTATCCTATCATGCAGAATACAGAGGGGTTTGTAGTTCCGTAATCTATTCCGATTATGTAGTACTCTGCGCGCTTGCTTGGCAAAGGTATGACGTGTACATCTTCATCGAAGAACTCGTATACCGTACCATCCGCAAGAACCCATTGACCTTCGATGTACCGCTTGTACCAGAGTCCTGAATACTCTGACTTCAGGGCATCTATATAAGTCTTATCTAAGGAGGGGTTGTCCTCAATTCTGAAGTGCCAACGTGTGAGGTCTATTGCGGGATTGTCTAGGAAATCGGTCTTTAGCCAATGAAACGGGGAATCGGGGTTTGTAGTACCAAATAGCTTTGCACCTGTAACCGATAGACGTGATTGAAGCATCTTTATGAATCCGTAGGGGATAAGTGACATCTCATCAACGTAGGCTATTGCTAGGGTTGACCCTTGTATCTTTCGTTGCGCTCGCTCATCGTTAGCCCCTACAAAATAGATTAAGCGGTCGAACATGACCATTTGAGTGGTTTTAGGTGTAGGGCATGGAAAGCCAAGGAGATGGCACATTTCGACTAGTATATTACGTTGTATTGACTCCCTTGTGGGGCCTACAATCATTGCGTGACCGGCTGGCCCACTTCGCAACTCTTTAATAAAACGCAGAATAGAAATAAAAGATTTGCCGCTACGAACTGAGCCTTCCCAGATGTTAAGACGCTTTGTGCTACCAGCGTAAGATACAAGCTGCTTTTCAGATAAAGGCATATGATTGTATTCGACCATCTATTTACCTTTGAGTTCTTCAATTTCTTCCCTCAATCTTAAATTATCTAGTGCTAGCTCTGTTGACCTATGAAACATGTCAATCTTCGCGCCTGCCTCTTCATGCTTGGCTGCTCCCATCTCATATTTGTATTTCTCTTTCTTCAACTCACGAGCAAGTTGCTTATCTTTCTTGTCCTCGTCAAATTCATCAACGTCCTTGAGATACATAGGAATGAACTTGCCAATTACCCAATTATTGCCCCCTCCGTCCATCGAAGATTTGACCATTTTCTGGCCTAAAATAGCTTGCGCACCTTTAAGGATCGGACGAAATTTAGCGTGTCTTGACGCTATTGTCTTGAGCCAACCAGGTGATTGACCCTTTTCGCCTACCTCAAATTCTGAGACATGCCATACGTCTGGCTTCTTACAAAAGTCGTGAAGTTCCTTACCTAGCTTATCCAATTTTGGAGGTGTCCACTCTGTAGGCCTTCCGACCTTCTTCTTTTCACTCATGACTTTTTAGTCTCCTCAATTCAAACACGCCTACATAGCCGGGAAACTCATCCATGAATTTACGCGCATAGTACGGGAAAAAATTGTGATTTATACGGCCTGACTTTTCAGTACCACTCCAACGAATTTGATGCACAATAAAATGCGCTCCTATCCTTCGGAATCCTTTATCCCAGGCTTGCTTAGTCTTCTCTTTGAATGATTCCCATATAGCAGGATGTTCCTCATCATACTCTCTGAAATCCTTCCACCGCTTTGTCTCGGTTTCTGAACCGGGAACAGGGGGTGGAAAGAAATAGCCTACACCATCTTCGTCCCACCAACCCATTACTCATCCGCTCTGTTATATGATTCAGCTTGCCCATCATATTCAAGGGCGTAATTTAGCTTGAGATGACTAGCGCATCCTGTAAGTGCAAACATAACGCACAGTAATGTTACCATTTTGGTAGCTTTCATGATTCACCTCTTATTTTTTTAGACTCTTTATTAGATTCTTGTCTTCCTTAGCTTCCTTATTGAACATCTTCACATCTTCTTTAAGGTGCTTCTTGACTGTCTTTAGCTTCGTATTGGCCTTCTTTGGGCTTCCCATCGTCTTTTTTTTCATCTTTAGCCTTCTTCGGTTCAATATATTTCTTGTTATACTCTTCACCCATTGTATGCAGTGTGAACCCTAGAAAGTTCTCGAAGTCTCCTCCCTCTGGTACAAAATTAGCCGCGAATACTTCGATGGTTTTGAATAGATAGCCGATAAGCTCCGCATAGAGTAGGTTTGCACCGCGTTGGTACGCTTTACGTAAGTTTTCCTCGACTACGGACGGTAGCATTTCCATAGGAACTTCATTCTCTTTTGCTTTATCGGCTTGCTCTTTTACATTGTCAGCTAGTGTCTTTCTCTGTTCAACTGGTGTGTTTACATCTTCAACTGGTGTGTTTTCTTCTGTCATTTGTTCCCTCTAGGTTATGATTTCTCGTAAAATTGTGATAAATAATAGAACTAAACTAAATGCGATGAAAATTATGATGGGCATGAATAATATCAGCATGAGAATTGCCCACGAAATTACGATGGTGCTGGTCAGCTTTAGGACTAGTAAAAGAAAAAATAGAACCGTAAAAAATCCTAGTGACATTGTTTGTACTCCTTTATTTCCTCTTTTAAACACCACCCCCCTTCTTCAGGTGGATAGTAATCCCCATATGGTGATGGGCTAATCTTACTTGGTCTTTCTAGGTACTGACTTGTTTTGCTTGAGCTGCGGGTACTTTTTAAGAACTGCTCGTTTAATTCCTGCTGGATTAGGGGCGTTGTGTGCGAGCTTAAGAGCTGACTTAGCACGTTTAAGTGTGTTAATTGGATAACTCCCCGCCGGCGCCTTTCCTGCCTTTCCTGCCATATTCTTTGCAGATACCTTAGAATAACGACCAATATTACTACCTCCAGCCTTCTTTCTGTCTCGTGCCACCTTGCTCGATAGAGATTTTTTGCCTTTCGATATTGAAATCAATCGTTTTGCTTTTGCCATAGCTCCCCGCACTTTCAACGTTCTGGTCACGTAATAACCTGTTGCGCCGTAAATTTAGTTTAATCTTTTCGAAGTCGAATGTTTCGATGTACTCTTTTGCTTTCCACATTCGTTTGTAAAATTGCATCTCCGACATCCCAAAACTCAACCAAAACTGTTTTAGGAAAAAACTTGTCTCACACATTGACCACGCTTCTAATATAGATGCAAAGTTTAAGACGTCATACGATGTTATCTTGTTTCGTTTTGCTTTCATGTTTTACTATAACTTCGTAGGGTACTTCGGTTTCGAAATTTGTTTTAACTTTAGCTGTGATTGACTCACCTGATACAACATTCTGAAGGTCTATATGACTCATAGAGATAGTAATGACCTTTTTTCCTTTCATATCTGAAATCATGGAACATCTCACTTAGTTTTAGCCTTCTGCTTAAAAGGGCTTTTGGCTTTTGTTTTAAGCTTCTTGCCTTTAACTTTCTTCTCAAATTCTTTAGCAAGTGAGGGACTAACCGCATGCATAAAACGACGCTGTGCTTCTGATTCAAAAGGCATTTACTTTCTCCATTACCATAGATTATACCACTTTTACCACATTTATAGTAATAGGGTAAAGGCTTTCTACCATCTTCTTTTTCATAATAAAATCTTTGGTTTCCATCCCCTTCACATCGGTAAACTTCACCTCTCCATCTGCCCAGAACTCTAC